CTAAAAGCCGTTTTACACCGTTACAACGCAATTTTTTTGAAAGTTGGTGTGGAGGTACTTTGGCAAGGATTGACAGCCCTGACGGGGCTTTAAAAATGATTGGGGTGCTGAAGTGAGAAGCCTTGAGCAAAACCGACTAATGTGGGCAAATCTTGAGGACATTGCCCAGCAAGTGGTTTGGTACGGTCAAAAGCTACCCAAGGAAGAATGGAAAGATGTGTTAACTGCTGCACTGAAAAAACAAAAGATTGTGCCAGGCATAGAGGGTGGGTTTGTGGTCATTGGCGCAAGAACCAGCAAAATGAGCGTGGCAGAAATGACCGAACTGATTGAGCTGTCATCCATGTTTGGCGCACAGCAAGGTGTTAAGTTTCGGGCTTTAGAGGAATAAAAAAGGGGATCGGCACAAGGCCGACCCAAAATAATCACCGCAAGCATTTAAAACGGCAACCAAAAAGAAGTGTATCCATGTTCCAAAAACATCAATATGTAAGGTCAAAAAAACTGCTGAAACTGGTAGCGGGGCTTAATTGCCAAGCCTGTGGGTCGGGCAATATGGTGCAGGCGGCGCACACAAACTGGGGCGGGGGCAAGGGTAGGGGCGTTAAGGCTGACGACAATCTGGTGGCTGCGTTGTGCCTTAAATGCCACTATGAGATTGACCAGGGAAAAGACTTGACCAAGGAGGAACGCCAGCAAAAATGGCTAGATGCCCATCAAGCAACGGTGCAAGCCCTTTGCGATGCGGGGTCATGGCCTACTGATGTGCCTGTGCCTACAATGGATGTGCAGTTGTCTTAGGGGGGTGTTGCAACCCCCCTTTTTTTGATATAGTCCAAGCATGAACGAAGAAGTCGCCGAATTTGTTGCCACTTTGCTGCATAGCAGTACGGTTACGCATTTCATGCACTGGTCTACTGACAGCTTTGCCAAGCACATGGCACTAGGGGAATATTATGCCCAAATTATTGAATTGGTTGACCAATTTGCCGAAGCGTACATGGGTCGCTATGAACAACTTAAAAAGTTTCCTGATGAGTTTCATCTCGAAAAAGACCCCGTAAAGTATTTGGACAACCTCAAAGATTTTGTCGAAGAAGCACGAAAAGAACTGCCTCAAGATTCAGAATTGCAAAATCTCGTTGATGAAATCGCCGATTTGATCAATTCGACTTTGTATAAATTGCGATTCCTCAACTAAGGAGAAACCCCATGAAAGATATGAACGGCAAATACGGCGCTAACATTCCAATGCCCAAAGGCGTAACTTCCTCTGACGGCACTGGCTCACAAGGCAGCGCCAAAAAGAACATTCCGAACGCAGCTACCAATGCTGTGGGCGCAGATAAGAAATTTGACGGCGGTAAAACCAGCGGTGTGGCGTATGTCCATGACCGCAAGTGCTATCAAGACTAATGGCTATTTCGCTGTCCTCATTGATGACGGCGGGGCGACAAAGCCTTAACCCTGACCAGATCAGGGCATCATTGTTATTGCCGCCTGCTGCATCACAAGCACCAGCTACGCCTGAACAATCTGCAAATCCAATTACACAGGCATATCAAAATCGGTTTTTAAACGATTACGAGCAGCTAAAAGCGGAATATCAAGCCCATGAAGAATCCAAGGGCGGCAAGATCATAAACACTGATGTAGCACGGGAAATGTCGCCTGAATACAGGGCTGACCGCACTAAATCCGCTGATGTACACGAGCCAGCAAGTGCTTTCATGAAAAGATATTACGCTGAAAAGCTATCGCAACCGACCCCAAGAGACAAAGACAATACGGTAGTTTTCAGTGCTGGCGGTACTGGTGCAGGCAAGACTACGGCGTTAGATATGTTGGAAGCACATGATCCAGCCCTGGCACGGGCAGAGATGATCTATGACACCAACATGAATAAGTTTGAAACGGCTGACCAAAAGATCAAACAAGCCTTGGATGCAAAGCGCAAAGTGCGGATTATTTACACTTATCGAGACCCTGCTGAAGCCTTAGAACATGGCGCATTGGCACGAGCAGATAGGATGGAGAAATCCAAAGGATCAGGGCGCACAGTACCAATTGAAGAACATTTAAAAACTCACATTGGCGCACGAAAAGTCATTGATGAATTGCAAAAAAAATACAAAAATAACCCTAAAGTTGATATTCAAGTTGTTGATAATTCGTTAGGCAGGGGCAACGCAAGAGCAAGCCAGCTTGACAAGCTGCCTAAATTAAACGAAAATGAAGTCAAAAGGAGGTTACATGAGACCCTTGAACGAGTCAGAGCTACCGGAATCGGTGGGACTAAGCCCATCTCCGATGCCATCTACCACGGCACGAGAGGCAACACCCGCTGAACACAGAGAAATCAGGCGTTTTGAAGGTGAAAACAAAGGTTTTGCCGAGCGAATGGCTGCGGCATTAAATCATGCAGTTATCACTGAAGCTGCAAAGGAAACAAATGTCAGATAATTGTGGAGACTGTCGGTTTTTCCGAAACCAGCAAGTTATGGGCGTATGCCGCCTGTACCCGCACCAGCAAAATAAGCACGAATCTGATTGGTGTGGTCAATTTGAGGCAATAGAAGTGTTGTCTACATACGACATAACCACTGACCAGATTACTGTAGTACCCCAGAAGCGCAAATACACAAGGAGATCAAATGATCAAACCGTTGCGTGACAGGGTAGTGGTAAAGCCGATTACCCGCAATTTATCGGACATAATCTACGTCAACAACAAAGAGCCGTTTAATGAGGGAACAATTGTGGCAGCAGGCCCAATGGTGACTCAGGCACAAGTTGGAGACTTCATCAAGTACGGGAACGGGGATTACCTTAATTGGCCTGTACATCGTATTGATGGACAAGACTATCAAATCATTCAAGAAGCAGACATTTGCGCTGTTGTGGAGGCTTAAAAATGTCAACTAAACCTGGCTTGTACGCCAACATTCATGCAAAACAAGAACGCATCGAGCGCCAAAAGGCTGCGGGTAAAACGCCTGAGCGTATGAGAACGCCTGGTGCTAAAGGCGCACCGACTGCTGAGGCATTTAAACAATCCGCAAAAACGGCGAAAAAGAAATGAAAAAGCACGACAAGCCCATTGAGCACAAGACTACGGGTAAGGGTAAAACCTATAACCCGACAGAAAAGGGTGCTGGAATGACGGCAAAAGGTCGTGCTGAATACAACGCAAAGAACAATGCAAATCTTAAACCGCCTGCCCCCAACCCCAAAACTAAAGCAGATGCTGGTCGAAAAGCCAGTTTTTGTGCAAGAATGGAGGGAGTAGTTAAAAACGCCAAAGGCCCAGCGGAAAGGGCAAAGGCATCCCTCAAAAACTGGAACTGTTAAAGGAACATCATGTCAAACTCAATTGCAACTGGCGTAGCTTACCAAGACCCAGAATTCACCACTTGTTATGCAACCCAAGAAATCGGTTATTCGACCGCTGCTCAAGGTGCTGTAACTCAAGCCACAGACAAATCCACAGGCGTGACTTTGAATAAGTCTGTTGGTCGCATCACAATGAACAATGCGGCATTGGCTGGCGGTGCTGCTGTGTCTTTCATCCTGACCAACAACTTGATTTCAATCAACGACACAATTATTGTGTGTGTTTCTAGTAATACCACTGGTAGCGCACTTGGCGCTTACACCACTTATGTTTCGTATTTGGCTGCTGGCTCTACTTTGATCACATTGCGAAATTTGAGTGGCACTTCATATTCTGAGGCAGTCATTATCAATTACGCAATCATTCACGGTCAATAATAATGCCATTGATCAAATCAATGACCCCCAAGGCAATGAGTAAAAACATTGCCAAGGAGATGGAAGCAGGCAAGCCCCAAAAGCAAGCCGTTGCCATCGCATACAGCGTAAAGCGTGAGGCTGAAAAGGCCAAAAAAGCCAGCCCCAAAAAGAAATGACAGAAACTGCCGATGTACCCGCAAAGCGCCCAGTAGGTCGCCCAAGCCTATATGACCCTGCCTATGTGGACAGAGTGATTGAGCTTGGCAAAATTGGTAAATCGACTGAAGCGATTGGTGCTATTTTAGGCGTTGGCACTGCTACTTTGTACCGCTGGAGAGATGAGTTTCCAGAATTTCGAGAAGCCTTGGATATTGCTAAGGATATGGAACTGTATTGGTGGGAGGAACAAGCCCAAGCATATATGGTTGAGAACAAGGAAAGTGACCGATTGAATTCAAGCCTGTGGTCAAGATCAATGGCTGCAAGGTTTCCAAAGAAGTACAGGGAAAGCACAAAGCAGGAAATCACAGGTGCAGATGGTGCGCCACTGCTTACAGGTATTCAGGTGACATTTGTGAAACCTGAGTAGCGCCAAGAAAGCTAGGGATTGGCAGTTCTGCAAAACTGTTTGGTTGCAGCCATAGGGGGAGGGTTGAAACCTGTGAACCCGCAGTCTTTAGCTTTGTTGGTGAAAGCGGATGCTGTGGAATCTATCGGTCGTGTGA